TCCTGCCGACGGTCCTGCCGACGGTCCTGCCGACGGTCCTGCCGACGGTCCTGCCGACGGTCCTGCCGACGGTCCTGCCGACGGTCCTGCCGACGGTCCTGCCGACGGTCCTGCCGACGGTCCTGCCGACGGTCCTGCCGACGGTCCTGCCGACGGTCCTGCCTAGACATCCTGCCTAGACAGCCTGCCTAGACAGCTTGCCTAGGCTTAGACAGCCTGCCTAGACATCCTGCCTAGACAGCCTGCCTAGACAGCTTGCCTAGGCTTAGACAGCCTGCCTAGACAGCCTGCCTAGACAGCCTGACTAGGGGTAGACAACCTGCCTAGACAGCCTGTCTAGTAGACGGGGGGTCTAGACAGTTTGTCTAATCGTCAAAAGAAGACCGGCCGTCGTCCTTCGCTTACACCGGTCACTTTCATTTTAGTGACCTATTTTCACTATGCGGAATCCCAGGCTTGCTTTACACTGGGGCTTGGTGCAACCAGTTTTTTGCAGACCATGCCGCGACCGCGCGTACCTTCCGCCGTCAAGAAGATCACCGGCAAGAAAGGCCGTTACGGGATCAACCCTAACGAACCCCAGCCGCGAAACCCCTTGATCTCCGCTCCCGACTGGTTCAACGCCGAGCAGAATGCCGTCTGGGACTACGTGATGCGTGAGTGTCCCCCCGGTCTCCTCACCTCGTTGGACATCAGTACCCTCACCATGTACTGCGTCACCAGCGCGGCCTACAAAGCCGCCGTGATCGAGTGCCACGAGAAGGGCATGAACATCGTCACCGAGAAAGGCAACCTTGTCCAAGCGCCCTGGGTCGGGCAAGCGAACCGAGCGGCAGCGGCACTTCTGAAGGTGAGCAGCGAGCTTGGGTTCACCCCGGTGTCGCGCACCAAGGTGAGCACCGTGAGCACCGATGACAAAGACGACAACCCGGCCGCCCAGTTCTTTAACTGACCGGGCGACAGCCTACGCCAAAGATGTGGTCGACGGCAAGATACTTGCGGGACCACATGTAAGGGCGCAGTGTGCTCGACACCTGCGCGACCTCGAGGAAGGGCCGAAACGCGGCCTGATCTGGTCGCCGCAGGCCGCGCAGCGGTTTTTCGATTTCTGCGAAATCGTCCTGCGCTTGAACGGCGGCGAGTTCGAAGGTGTGCCTTTCCGGCTACACGCTTCGCAGGCGTTCATCGCCGGGTCGATCTTTGGGTGGCTGCGCGCTGACGGCACCAGGCGGTTCCGCCTGGCGTTCATCGAGCAAGGCAAAGGCAACGGAAAGTCGCCGATGGCCGCGGCCGTCGGCCTGTACGGCATGGTCGCCGACGGCGAGAGCCGGGCGGAGATCTACGCCGCCGCGACCAAGAAAGATCAGGCCATGATCCTGTACCGCGACGCCGTCGCGATGGTCGATCAGTCGCCGGATCTTTCCGCGAACCTTGTGCGCTCAGGGCGCAACCCGGTCTGGAACCTGGCGCATCTGCGGTCGGGATCGTTCTTCCGGCCGATCGCTGCCGACAACGCCCAGTCGGGCCCCAGGCCCCACGTCGCCCTGCTGGACGAAATCCACGAGCATCGCACCGGCCTGATGTTGGAGATGATGCGCGCCGGCACCAAGGGCCGACGCCAGGCGCTGATCTTCATGATCACGAACAGCGGCACCGACAAGCAGTCGGTGTGCTGGCAATATCACGAATACGCCATCCGAGTGGCCGCAGGACTGATCGAAGATGACTCTTTTTTCGGCTACGTTTGCGCTCTGGATGAGGGTGATGATCCCTTCCAGGACAAGTCCTGCTGGTTCAAGGCCAACCCTCTTCTGGGAGTCACGATTCCCGAGCGGTACATCGAAGAGCAGGTGCGCGAGGCGCGCGGCATGCCCGCCAAAGAGAGCATCGTCCGCCGGCTGAATTTCTGCCAATGGGTCGATGCAGACTCCCCGTGGATCGGCCCTGAAGTCTGGATGGCCGCCAAGGATGAGGACTTCGACGAAAGCCTGCTTGAGGACCGGCCCTGCTACGGAGGGTTGGATCTGTCGTCCACGACCGACCTCACGGCGTTCGCGCTGCTGTTCGAACCGACCGAGAAGGATCCGGTCTGGCGGCAGAAGGTCTGGTTCTGGATACCCGGCAACCAGATCGACGAGCGTGAGCGCCGCGACCGGGTTCCATACGTCGCCTGGCGGGCGGCCGGTTGGGTCGAAGCGACACCCGGCAGTGCAATTGACAAGCGGTATGTGCTAGCGCGCGTAGTTTCAGCGACAATGCGGTATCGCGTGAAGACGATCGCTTACGATCAGTGGCGTTTCGAAGACTTCATGTCCCTGGCTGATGGCGAGGGGGCAACATTGCCGGTTCAAGGTTTTAGCCAGACGTTCAAGTCGATGGCCCCGGCTCTTGATGAGTACGAAAGGATGTTGGTGTCGGGCGAGCTGAAGCACGACGGGAACCCAACGATGACATGGTGCGCTGCCAGCGCGGTCGTCGAGACGGACTCCTCGGGCAATCGCAAGGTCACCAAGCGAAAGGCCACTGGTCGCGTAGACGGCATCGTCGCAGCGGTCATGGCGGCTGGGATTTCTCTCAAGCAAGAGCCTGAGAAGACGTTCCAGGTCATGTTCTTCTGAGGTACGCCATGAGCAACCGAGCGTTTTCGATTCTGTCGGTCAAGGGGATGGACGAAAGTCCAGACCGAGTGACCATCAAGGGTATCGCTTCGACACCGACCGCCGACCGCATGGGCGACGTCGTTGAGCCACTGGGCGCGCAGTTCAAGACCCCGATGCCGCTGCTCTGGCAACACCGCCATGACGCCCCGGTCGGACATGTGACCTTCGCCAAGCCGACGAAAAGCGGCATCCCGTTCGAAGCGGTCATCCCGGTTGTGAAAGAGGCCGGCGCGTTGAAAGACCGAGTCGATGAAGCGATCCATTCGCTGAAATACGGCCTGGTGTCGGCGGTCTCCATCGGATTCCGGGCCATCGAAGGCGCGATCGAGCGCATAGATTCCGGCCTGCGGTTCAAGCAGTGGGAATGGCTGGAACTCAGCCTGGTCACCGTGCCGGCGAACGCCGAGGCGACCATCACCACGATAAAATCCCTCGACGACCAGTATCGTGCCGCGTCAGGCCAACCGGTCGTTGAGACATCTCCCGGCGTTCCGGGGATCAAAGCGCCCGCGCCCCGCGGGTTCTCTCTTACCCCCTTTCCGGGAACCAACATGAAAACGATTGCTGAACAGATCCAGGCGCTCGAAGCAGCGCGCCAGGCGAAAGCCGCCCGCATGACCGCGATCATGCAAAAGAGCATTGAAGAAGGCCGCAGCACCGACGAGGCCGAGCGCGAAGAGTTCGACGGCCTGCAGGCTGAAGTCGCGACTGCCGACTCCGACCTGGTGCGTCTGCGCTCGCTCGAGGCGCTGAACGTCCAGCGTGCCACGCCCGTGTCGGGAAACAGCGTCGCTTCCGCGGCTGTTTCGCGCGGCCCGACCATCATCATCCCCAAGGCTGACCCGGAAGAGAAGTTCGCCGGTCAGTTCTTCACCCGCAAGGTGATCGCGAAGGCTCTGGCCTACATGTCGCAGGGTGAGCGCACCGCTTCCCAGATCGCTGAAGAGCGCTGGGGCAAGCAGTACCCGACGATGGTTCAGGTCTTCAAGACCGCCGTCCCGGGTGGTGGCACGGGTGCCGGCGAGTGGGGCAGCGAACTGGTGACGGCCGACAGCCGCTACACCGGCGACTTCATCTCCTACCTCGACGGTCTGACCGTGTTCGACCGCCTGGGCCTGCGCGAGGTGCCCTCCAACGTCGTGATCAAGGGCCAGGACGGCGCCGCGACCGCGAACTGGGTTGGTGAGAGCAAAGCGATCCCGGTGACCAGCCTGGACTTCATGTCGATGTCCCTGTCGGCCCTGAAGGTCGCGGCGATCGCCGTGATCTCGCACGAGCTTCTGATGGATTCGTCGCCCTCGGCTGAGATGCTGGTCCGTGACGCCTTGGTGCGCGCGATGGCCCAGCGGATCGATGAGACGTTCCTGTCGGCTGACCCGGGCGTGCCTGGTGTCTCGCCTGCCGGCATCCTGTACGGCGTGACCCCGATCCCGTCGGCCGGCACTGGTGCTGACGGCGTGCGCTCGGACATCGCTGCTCTGTACGCGCCGTTCCTGGCTGCCAAGAACGCGACCGGCCTGACCTTCGTGGCGAACCCTGCGCTGGCGAAGACGATGCAGCTGATGCGCAACGCTCTGGGTCAGCCCGAGTTCGCCTCGACTGGCACCGGCACGCTGGAAGGCGATCGGATCGTGACCGGCGACAACGTCGACCCGGCTCACCTGATCCTGCTCAAGCCGTCGGACATCTACCGCATCGGTGACACGGGTCTGCGCGTCGACATGAGCCGCGAGGCGACGATCGAGCAGGACACCGCTCCGACCGGCGCCACCGACACGCCGGTCGCTCAGTCGGTCAACCAGACCAACATGTTCCAAGAGGACTCCGTGGCGATCCGGGTGATCCGTCCGATGAACTTCGCAAAGCGTCGCGCCTCGGCCGTCGCCTATGTGAACGACGCGGCGTACACCTCGGTCGGCGTGACGCCTCTGTAAGGGCTTCCTGTCTCCTGTGTGGTGCTTACGGTGGGCCGGCTACGGCTGGCTCACCGTTTCTTTGGAGAGGATGGTCATGTACACGCTGAGAGCACTGAAGGTGTTCAACTTTGCTGGCCGCCAGTGGCAGGTCGGCGAACTCTTGCAGGCGAATCCCCGTGATGCGCGGCTGCTTGTCGCTCTGAGGCGCGCGGCGCTTGAGGCCCAGGTGCAGGCCCAGCCTGAGCCTATGCCTGACCCCGTCGAGGACGTTTTGGTGGAAGAGCCTGCGGCCGAGACCGAGGTCGAACCTGAACCGCAGCCCGAGCCCGAGCCCGCGCCCGAGCCTGAGCCCGAACTTGACTCGGAAAAGCCGCGCAAGAAGCGCCGCTATTTCCGCCGCGACATGAGCGCCGAGGGCTGATCTGGTGCGAATCCTGGGATTCGAAATCGGCCTGCCCAAGCGGGAAAAAGCCGCGGTCGGCTCGGTCGGCACAATGTCACCGCGAGGCGGTTGGTGGAGCATCATCCACGAGCCCTTCACCGGCGCATGGCAGCGAGACATCATCGGACTGGATCGCGAGGCGATCCTGTCCTATGCCACCGTTTACGCCTGCATCACGCTCATCGCGTCCGACATCGGCAAGTTGCGCTTGAAGCTGGTCGAGCAGGACAGCAGCGGCATCTGGGTGGAGGTGTCGAACAATTCGCCCTTCCTGCCCGTGCTGCGCAAGCCGAACCGATACCAGACTCGCCAAAAGTTCGTCGAGCAATGGATCGTCAGCAAGCTGATCCACGGAAACACTTATGTTTTGAAGCAGCGCGACCAACGCGGTGTTGTGACGGCGTTGTACGTCCTTGATCCGACGCGCGTGACGCCATTGGTGACAGAGGACGGCGGCGTCTATTACCAGTTGTCCAGCGACTACTTGGCGCAGGTTCCTGAGGGTCTGCCGGCCGTTCCCGCGTCGGAGATCATCCACGACACGATGGTGTGTCTGCATCACCCGCTGGTCGGCGTCTCGCCGCTCTACGCCTGCGGGCTCGCAGCCGCACAAGGTCTAGCGATCCAGAAGGGTTCTGCGCGGTTCTTTGGCAATAACAGCCAGCCGGGCGGATTGATTTCGGCTCCTGCGCGCATCGACGACGCAACCGCGCGGCGCATCAAGGAGTACTGGGAGCACAACTACACCGGCAACAATGTTGGCAAGGTCGCCGTGCTGGGCGACGGTCTCAAGTACGAAGCGATGGCCGTGAACGCCGTCGATTCGCAGTTGATCGACCAACTGAAATTGTCGGCGGAGCAGGTTTGCAGCGCCTTCCATGTGCCGCCGTACAAGGTCGGCGTCGGGCAACTGCCGTCGTACCAAAACGCTGAGATCCTGAATCAGATTTATTATTCGGATTGCTTGCAATCTCTGATCGAGTCGATCGAAGCATTGCTGGATGATGGGTTGGGTCTGACTTCTGTCTCCGGGCGCACGCTGGGCACCGAATTTGAACTGGAAGACTTGCTGAAGACCGACACGCTGACCCGCGTGAAGGCAGCGGCCGATGCAATCGGCAGCGGTGCGGTGAGCCCCAACGAAGCGCGCCGTCGCTGGCTGAATCTGAAGCCGGTCACGGGCGGCGGGGCACCCTACATGCAACAGCAAAACTACAGTCTGGCCGCGCTGGCTGCGCGTGATATGACCAATCCGCTCGCCGCACCAGGCTCGACACCCGCGCCGACCGTGAACGAGACAGAAGACACTGCGCCGGATGAACTGGAGGATGCTATCCAGGGCGAGGGCGATACATCCAAGGCCGTGCCGGAGAGTTCAGACGCGCTGGAAGAGCGTGGTGCCTTCTACGCCGCGCTATTTCGAAAGGATCTGGAAGATGCTCTCAACCGGTGAAGCGAAGGCTTTCAGCAAAGCTGTAGCCACTGTCGTCAAGGATCTTCTCGATCCGGTGCTCAAGCAGCTCGCTGAGTTGCGCGACGCGGTCGCGCAGCGCCCTGAGCGCGGCGAGAAGGGCGATCCCGGTGAGCGTGGCGAGAAAGGCATGGACGGCGCTCCAGGGCCTTCTGGAGAGTCTGGTGCGCCGGGCGAACCCGGGGCCGTAGGCGCGCCGGGCGAGAAGGGCGATCCTGGTGAGCCCGGGGCCGCTGGTGAGCGTGGCGAGAAGGGTGAGCCTGGCGAGATCGGGCCCGCGGGCCCTGCTGGTCCGCCGGGGCCCCCAGGCCCTGCGGGGATAGATGGCAAGAGCATCGACCTGGAAGAGGACGTCTATCCGGTCCTTGATGAGGCTGTCGATGTTCGGCTGAAGAATTTGCTGGAGCAGCAGCACGCCATCTGGGCGCTCGCCTGGGAGCGCGCCGCGAGCGACACTCTGCAGCGCGCGATTGATCGCATCCCAGTGCCCAAGGATGGCCGTGATGGCCGCGACGGCAAGGATGGTCGAGACGCTCTTGAGCTGGAGGATTTTGATCTCCAGCATGACGGCGACGGTGGCGTCATCCTGCGTTTCGCGCGTGGCGATGTCGTCAAGGAATTCGCGCTGCGGTTGCCCGCATTCACTGACTGCGGTGTCTTCAAGGCCGATGAGCGCTACCTGCGCGGCAACGGTGTGACGTTCGGCGGATCGTTCTGGCTGGCGCAGAAAGACATGCCCGCCGGTAAGCCGGGCGAAAGTACCGATTGGCGCTTGGCTGTCAAGAAAGGGCGCGACGGGCGCGATGGTGAGAAGGGTGAACGCGGCGAATCTGTGCAGGCTTTACCCAAACCGGCCAAACCGGCATAAATTCGCACAACCAATTTGAGGTCTGAAGGCATGGCAAACCCTGAAAACGTCAAGACGTTCGACCTGGCGGTCGCGTCGATTCAGTCCAACCGCGAAGCGCAAGATGCTCTTGCCAGTCACGGTTGGGTGCGCGCAGAAGCGCGAAACGCTGCAGGCGAACTCCTGTGGGTCGAGGAAGGTGCGAACCTGATCGTCACCACGGGCCGCAACTACCTGTTGGACACCGGCGTCACCGGACTGTTCATGGGTCTGATCGATAACGCTGGGTTCTCGGCGATCGTGGCCGGCGACACGCTGGTGGCGAAGGGCTGGACCGAGTCCACGGCGTACACCCAGGCGTCGCGTCCTGCTGCTGCGTTTTCGGCTGCCGCCAACGGCACCAAGGCCACCAGCGCGCCGCTTGTGTTCTCGATCAACGCCACGGTGTCGATCAACGGTGTGATGCTTGCGACCAACGGGACGAAAGGCGGCACCACAGGGATCCTGTTCGCGGCAAAATCGTTTGCTGCTGTTCGCGCGCTGGAGTCTGGCGACACGCTCAACGTGTCCTACAGCGTCAGCCTCACCGCATCGTAATTCCAAGGAGCAATCAACATGGCAGTGATCTATTCGACCGCGGTGAAGACCGCCCGTATGCAAGCTGTTGCGAACACCGTGGACGGTGGGACCGCTGGCGGCAAGCTCAAGATCCGCGACGGCGCGAACACCGTGCTGGCAACGATCACCCTGACCGACCCGTGCGGCACCGTTGCTGGTGACGTGCTGACGTTCGACTTCGACCCGGACATCTCGACGACCGCGACGGCCACTGGCACCGCGGCCAACGCGATCATCACCGACAGTGCTGACGTGACTGTCGTGTCGGGCCTGACCGTCGGCACCACTGGCACCGACGTGATCCTGGATTCGACCTCGATCACGATCAACCAGACCGTCGTGATCACGGCCGGCACGATCACGCACGCAGCATGATGTTCCGCCTCGCGCTTTCGGTGGCAGCGATGTCCGCCGTCTGCGCGACGGTCGGTGAATTGATCTCGAGGTTCTGAACGATGACGTCTGAAGAAATACTTGCCGAGATCAGCTCGGACCCAGAACTTTCTGCTCTGCTTCCTGACACCGAGGCGATTGCTGCTGCGATGTCTGAAGGCAGGACGAAGCCTGCGCCTTTTGAGGCTGGCAAGGGCGAGGTGCTGAACTCGCTCGGGCTCACGGTTGGAAATGCGTTTTGTGACTACGTGGATCTAACGCCTGACCTGCGGCATGTGAAGCAATTGCTGGAGGCTGGCCGCCTGCGCCTGGACACGCCCACGACCATCGACATGGTCAACGGCATGGTCGATATCGAGATCTCCCGCGGCGTGATCTTCTCGCAGGAAAACGCCGACACGCTGCTGATGCTTGCGCATGTCCCCGACCCTGTGAGCGAGTACGACGTGCGGTGCGCCATCTACGCCGACGACGGCAGCCGGAGGATCTGATATGCCAAAGAGTCAAGCCGGCGCAGTAATCATTTCGTCAGTCTCGCAGGCGGCTGCGGGCACGACGCGAGGCAGGCTGGATTGCAGCACCGTAGATGGCGGGGTCGTCACCTTCCGCATCACCAATGGCGCGACGGGTCCGACCGCCCAGGCTGTTGG